CCTGTAAGAGCGCTAAGACCAAAGATAATGCAGTCTTCAACTTCTCCGTGATGTTTTTTACAATCATAAAGATACTCTCTTTTTATTTGTGCGTAAGTCGGTGGTATGTTTACATTCAAATAAGCCATTCATTATTTATACACTTTTTTTAAAACATGTCATCAGGTTCGTCGGATATATCGCCCCAGTTATCTCCAACCTCATAGTCTACTTTATTAGGCACTTTTAACTTGACACAATCCTCCATAATTTCCTTAATTTTTTTAGCTTGTTCTTCAGACTCCACAGAAATATCTAACTCATCGTGTAATTGTATTAGAGGTGTAATGCCTTCAGACCGTAAATCAACCATAGTTTTCTTTGTCATATCAGCAGCTGATCCTTGTATTAATTTATTTAAAGCTTTGTACGTAAAAGCTCTTCTTATCCCTGGTCCGTGTTCCTTGATTGCATCTTCATGTTTCAAAGGTTTATGCACACCAAAATAATTTGGTTCCCACAGATTAAATCTGCATCTACGTCCTAGTAAGGTTCTTATTTTACCAGAATCTTGTGCTCTATTCATAACTTGTTGTATTAATTGTTTTACAAAAGGGACTCTTTGATGGTATTGTTTCAATACTTTCCCTGCATCTTCATCATTATAACCAAGTGAATTTGCTAATTTAGCTTTACCCATTCCATAGAATAAACCAAGATTAATTGTCTTAGCCTCAGACCTATCTATATCTGCTATTTCTGCAATAATTTGATGAAAATCTGCTTCTTTTTTCATCTTTTCTTTATCATGTTCACTTATATTATCTGGTATTACTTGATTATATTTTTCTGCAACAGAAGCTACTCCGAGGACTCCAGGCGTGCTTAGAGCAAAATGCACTACCAGCCTAGGCTCTTGTTGAGAATAGTCAAAACAACCCCACTTATGGCCCTTCTCGGGTACAAATATAGACCTAACTCCATTACCTATATCTGTATAATTTGGAATTTGCTGTAGGTTTGGATTAGAATAAGACAGTCTACCTGTTACGGTGCCTCCAAAGTCTCCTTTTAACTGATGTATATCAGAGTGTATTCTACCATTGTATACAAACTTTTTTAGAGAATCTACGAAAGTATTTCTTAACTTGTCAGCTTCTCTAGCACTATTAATAGCTCTTAATACAGGGTCCCTGTGATTTTTTAAATAATTTTTTGTAAAAGAAGGTTTGCCTGTTTTTTCCGTTCTATCAAAATCATTTATGTTTCTAGCAATACATGCTTTTTCTATGCTAGATGCGGCCCATACTTCAGGATAAAAACCTATTTCTTCGTGCACTCTCTTCATGTAAGAATCATAATTTTTTTGCAAGGTAGACTCTACTTTTTCAATTTGATCTTCATCTACTCTTACACCTTTTAATTTCATATCTAACAAACATGGAAACACTTGTTGTTCTAAATCTACAATTGCATGTAAATCTTGTGAGTTTATTTCTTTTTTAAATTCTTGCCACAAAGCTAAAGTTATTTCAGCATCTTGTTCAGCATACTCACCCACATACATTGCAGGTAATTTGTACATTTCTGCTTTAGGATCAACACCCCATTCTTTTGCAGCTTCTTTCAACGCAGTTTCATTTTTACCCATGCCAACATAATCGTTTGCAACAGAATTTAAATCATATCTAAATCTATTTTCATCAACTAAAGATGCAACCACCATTGTATCTACAACTGTTCCGTAAACCGTGAGCCCTAGTCTATGTATCCAACACATATCATAAATAGCGTTGTGAAATATTTTTAGTGTATCTGTTTTTAAAACATCTGCAAACCAATCAAGAACTTGTTTTCTATTCATGTTAGGTCCTGCTTCATGAGCTATTGGATAATACCCAGCCCAATCTTTTACAGCAATAGCTATACCAACCACATCTCCTTCATTTCTTGTTGATGAAGATCCTTTTGTTTTTAAATCAGGGTCTTTTGTTTCTAAGTCAATCGAGATCTCATCATACTTTGATAGGTCTGGAAAGTGATCAGGCTCTACCCAATCTGTATGTTGTTTAAACAGTGTTTTCATTATTTCCTTTTTGTTCAAAGATATATTTTTTCTCTATTAATTTATTTAGTTTTTCTTTATTACTAAATGCATATAAAGATGCTTCATATCCGTGTGGAAATATTTCCCAACTAACTAAACTAGGATATATCTCTACTTTAAATTTATATTTACTTACTTTTATTTCTTTTGTTATTGGTTTACTTCTCATCTTTCAGTCTTTTTATTTCTAATTCACAATAGTGAATTATTTTTTCTAAGTCTTTTATCTTATCTTTCTCAATATATCTACAAACATATTTTATAACGTTTCCTTGAAAAAACGTAAGACCATTTTTTGAAATAAATTCGTAGGGTTGAATCGGAAAAAATTTATAATGAGATCCTCCGATTTGTTTGTCTTGAGGAAAAGCATCCTCTAGCATATTACTATTTGTCATTTGTTTACTCCTTTTCATCTTAAAAATTGTCTAGTTAATAATGGAAACACATTTCTTGTACTATGTTGATATATCATTAAATGTTTTCTTGGTCTTGATGTTGCAACATAAGATACCCTGGTTTCCTCATCTTCTTGTTTTCGACTACCACTATTGTAAGATTTTAAAGAGTTTGGTCCCCAATTAGAATCTACAATTACTATGTCAGCCTCCATACCTTTTACAGAATGAATAGGTGCAATTTTTATATTACTCTCCAAATTATTATCTCTTTCCCAACAATGTCTTAGATAATCATTCAAATGATCATTATCTCTAAATAATTCACTATTTGTTTCAAACCTCAAAACTTCAAACCATTTTGATTCTACATCACCTTTAAAATAATATTTGTCTCTTATATCTTCAAAACTTAAATATAAATCTGGATCTTGTAATTCTGGTGGTTGTGTATCAGCATGTTCTAAAGCTCCTTTTTTTCCATACTCTATTAAACCGGGTGCTAACTTCTTAACCATTTTTAAATATTGTTTTCCTTGTATAACTCCACCTGACCTTAAAGTATCCCAAGCTTGTATTAATTCTTTTCTACCTTCTTGGTCAAAGATAGTTCTAAAAGAAGTTCCTCTGTCGTGTGCATAATTTTTTTCTCTAAAAATAAGACCATGATCTATACAAAATTGTTTAAATTTATGTGCAATAGCATTTGTTCTAGCACACATTATTACATCTGATTTTGAGTCTATACTATTTGATAAAACTCTCAGTGAATCAATAAAACCAAAACTGCCTTCTTTTGTTGGATCACATTCAAATTTTGTGCCTAATCTGTGTTGTATCTCCCCTTGTATTTTCATTACAACTTTATACACAGCAGGAGGTAGTCTGTACGTTTTAGGTAAAGATCGTACACACTCTTTTTTACATGGCCATTTTTGAAATATCCTAGCATCAGATCCTTTCCATCCATAAATAGATTGATCATCATCTCCTACAAGAACTAACTCTTCTGTATTCCTAGCTATCTTAGATATTACCTGCCACTCTAATTTAGATAAGTCTTGTGCTTCATCTACTAGTACAAGTTTATATGGTTTGAATTCAATATTTTTTGCTAAAGCTTTTTCTAACATGTCATCAAAATCTATCATTTGATAGTGATCTTTAAATTTTGTAAAATTTTTATATACATAACTTATCTCAGGTCTTTTATATCTAACTCTAGAATAGCTAGCGTCTTCATCATAAAAATGAAATATTCTTTGTAACTGATCTTTTACTATTTTATATTCACCATTTACTTTTATAGCTTTTTCAAAACCTAAAGAATGTTTTGCTAGACCAATAAGATTCATAATAGCTCCAAACTTTTTATCATGCTCTTCACTCCAACCCACCGCAACTTCATCAGTGCCATCATAATTGGTATCTGCTATCTTAGGCCAGTTATCTGGATCTGTTTTTATTAAACCTTTAAAAGTTTTCTTTGCACTTTCATTAAATATTTCGAATTGATTTAAGTGATCTTTACAAAACTTATGTATTGTTTTTATAGACTCTGCTTGTTTTTCAGTTAAAAATAAAGATAATGTCTTGTCGTGTATAGCTCTGTCTTGTAAATTTTCTACTGTAGCTTTTGCAAAACCTATCATTAAAACTTGATCAAAATGCATCCCTGCTTCAAAATTTCTTTTTAACATTTTAAGTATTTCAGTTGTTTTACCACAACCAGGTCCACCTAATATTTTGTAACGTCTTTTATAAAATTTATCTATTTTAGTAGTCATTCTCTTGTCTTTCTGATTTAAAATTTAAAATATCTTGTTCTACTTCTGGCTCTCTGCCAAAAGCAACCTCATCTAAAACATATACCCATTTCTTAACACCTTCTTTAATATGAAATTTTTCTCTACCAATCCCCTTACATTTTTGTAACATTTGATGTGTTAAATCTACAGATAACTTCCACTCTTCCATTTGTAAATGTTTGTAAAATCCATCAAATATAAATTTACGTTTACCATTACCATCACTAAAAGGTCTACCCATTATAATTTGTTTTCTATCTTTTGTAATTCTAAGATTAAAACAAAAGTCTTCTAAATGAGATTTTAATTTAAACTCTGGTAAACTTTCTTCTGGTGCATCTATTGGTGTAGCTTTCTGTTGTAATGTTCTTATTTGCATATCCCAATTTTTTATTTTTGGTGGAGTCTTACCTGTTTGTTCTGTTGCTGCCTCTCTTGCTAAATCTTGTTTAACTAATTCTTTTGAATACAATCTTACTTCATCACCATTAAATCCTAAATACCATATCTTTGGACTTGAAGTTACAAAAGACAAAGGTCCTAATACTAATTCATTATCTATTCCACCACCAATACCTAATTTTCTTTTTACACATTCTTCTCTGTTACAATATGTTTTCAACCAATCTTGATCACATCTATACTTATAATCTTTCTTATCTCTAGAACCTATTACATTATTAACTTCACTATAACTCATTCCTTTTCCAATTGGTTCAAAAAATTTTTTGTTATAGTCTAATGTTTTATCTTGCCACTCTTCCGGATATCTTAATTTTATATACTTTGTCATATCTAGAAGAACTTCATTTCGTTGACTTTTAGGTACACCAAATTTAGCTAATGCTTGCATACAAGGAGGACCATCTTGAAACCAGTCTCCAGAGTCACCTTCATCTATGTTTGATTTTAATTTTTTTAATTGTGCAGGAGTAACTTTATTTCTTTCGTAGTGTTCAAAGAACTCTTCGATCGTGGCGGCGCTGCCATCCTCCTTTATCATATATCGTTGTGTATTTTTAGCATTATAGTATGGTAAGTTAATCCAACTACCTGCAGATCCTTTTTCTAAATTTAAATATTTTTGAACTGGAAATATTTTATCTGGTTTACAATCACCAAATATATTTTTTATTGTATGTAATTTTTCTCTTAGTAATAAAGCAGGGACAGCTTCTGTTAAAAATATGTAAACATGTATGCCCCCACTTTTAGACTTGAAAGGTATGAAAGGTACATTTATACTTTTTATTTTTTTAAATAATTCTTCTACGTTTGGTTTGTATTCATCTAAATCTATTGCACCCCACATACAAGTGCTATCACTTCTAATAGGACACAAACCTAAACTATCTGCTTGAATAGTTTTGTTTTTAGTTTTAACCTCAAATTTTGTGCCTTCTAAATGTGCTTTCCACATCTCTTCTGTATGTGCATAAGAAGAGGTAAAAGAGGTTCCAGATTTTTTACCATCACCAATACTTGTATCTATTTGATGATAACCAAATCTCTCCTCAAGACCTGTAAATATCTTTCTAAATTTTTCTATCATAATAAAATATAAAGTGGGCGTTTCCACTCTCGCTTAGACGCCCACTACCTAGGATATGTTTAGTATGGAGACGATTCAGATTTTTCTTCTGTACCGTGTTTAGCCTCTACTTCACCCTTACCTACAGATTCTGCAAAAGATTTAGCCATGTCATAGATTCCCTTGTCTGTGACTGGACCAACCTTAGACACATCCCAACCAAACCATGTTCCTTTGTCGTTAGACATCTGAACGGTTGATAGTTTATAAATGTGGCTGTATGTAGGCGGTGTGAACAAACCGTTTTTCCCTTGCATTTTTAAACCCATCATCATTGAATTCCATTTTCTACTAACTTTTAATTGAGTAGATTTCATAGATATCAATGCTGTTGATGGATTCTCTCCTACTGTCAATACAAAATGACTTGCAGTGTTATCAAGATAATTACCGTTTGGTAATCTATCTTTGTAGTCCTTACCTCTAGTGGTAGTACCAACAATAGCACTATCTGCATCATGAATAGCTACAGGTGCACCTGTACTTGTGCCTCTGTCTGCCCATTCAATGTACTGTCTTTTGTAATGACATGGTACGACGTTGATTTCATCGTACAATGCATTTGTAACAGTGTTGATTATTTTGCCAGGTTCTGCGCCCTCGACATATTTGCCATCACGTTTATTAACTTCCGGTGATAGCTGTCCCAGAATTTTTAAGAAAGGTAACGCAAGATCTTCTTGCGATATATTCTGAGCCCCTTGTGCTG